CTAACGGTCAACATCTTGCGCTCAGCTTCATCAATATCCATGACAGCGCAAGGCACCTTTGTGCCAAACGCTTCTTGAATTTCCGTATCTGTCTTGGTCAATGTGCAACGGTGAAAGCCATCGATAATCGTGTACTGATCTGGTTGATCAGGATGAGGCACCACGAGTACAGGCTGTATCCAACCCTGCTTCAGCATAGACAGCTTCAGCAACCTAAACTCAGGCCCAATAACGACGTTGGGATTATAGTCATTGGCGTTCAATTGATCGACATCAATCCACTGAATACCGTCGATAGGGTGCTTCATATCATCCGTCCTAATCTGCTGTGCAACCCGTTGCATGGGTCCACTCATATTTTATGGTCAGGTCAACCTCTATGCCACACTCGCCCTGTCTTTATTGCCTACACAAGAGATCGACTTACACCATAATCATTCGCAACCACTCTATCTACCCTACCATCTACTTTGATAGTATCGGCTTGTTTCTGTGTTAAAATAGAATTTCCATTCTTCTCGCCTATGTTACGACGTCCCCGTTTTCCTTGATCATCCATATTGTCTTGGTGTGTTCCGGACAGAAGGTGCATGGGATTACAACATCAACCCCCGTCCCAGACATGAGGGTATCGATGATCCGCCTTTACACCTGCCTCTGGTGTCTTTGTCATATACATCCGCTGTAACCACCGATGGTCCCCGGTAGAAAAATCAGGGGTAAATCCAACCCTCCCATGAGCAGCTTTTCTGTTATTGATCACCATACATTGACCGGGTTGCAACTCTACTTCGATGCTCCGCTGAGAGACCCAATCACGTAGCCATAAAAGCGCCTCTTTCGCACGTTCTTCAGTTGCGTACATCTCAGCTAAATCAACCCGGAATAGGGGATCACCTTGATTGTACTCTATGATTGGTTTCCAGAACGTCTTATCGTGTCCAAAGCTCTCTCCGATGCGAATGCCAAACTTAGGCTGCGTCAACATAAAGCACACACCATCAGGTGCCTCGCTTATCACGTCCTCCAACAGTACGTAGCTGGTACGACCCTTCTCATGGTTCTTCAACGGTATCAGCGCGATGGTATCAGGTGGTGTTTCATGGTGTGGTGCTTCTATATGAAAATCAAACAGGTCCGATCCCCTGTTGGAGTTAGACGCTTCACAACCGGGAACCGGACTAATCTGATGTATCAACTCCCCGTCTTTCTCATTGTGAAAAGCAACCGGACACTGATCTAGTATGGCAGCTACTGCGTTCAGAACAGCCTCACTTATATTAGCGGGCTTGGTAACCCTTTTGCCATCCATTGGAGACGCGGGCAAGCATGTGTCCACAGGCAAATCGGTAAGAATAGCTACACCTTTGGAAACACACTCAACAAAGCCGTGCGGATCATCGAGACCTACCCACAGCAAATCAGCTAATTCCTCACTGCGTCGCCCACCGGGGCGATAAGGGTCCGACGCTCTGGCCACATCTAATAACTGGTCTCGATACGCGCCGTTCCAACTGAAATAAATACTACTCGCCATGCGTCGCCTCAGCTGCGTCTGCTTCAGCTTCACGCTCATACCGAATCATGTCGTGGTCTGGGTTGCTGTGCACTTGGATGCCTTTGAGATAATCGCCCTTCACAATTTTCTTGAACACATGCAGAATTGGGTAACCGTAACAGTATCCCGGATCGGCATACTTGCCTTTGCGCATATTGTTCTGCTTCCCTTTATATGTGGTCTCCACAATCTTCTTCGCCCTCGCCACGTTGGCAGGTTCTTCAATGGTGTCATCAATATACGCCATGATCCCTTCAAAGCTCTTGGGGTATCGATTAATGATGCCGTAGCGATCAAAGTCCTTCCAATAACGCTCGTGCGTAGCAACGCCGGGAAACACGGCACATAGCTGCTCAAAAAACTTGGGATACATCTGACGTAACCGTGACAGGTACGCGTAAGCCTGATCATGGAGAGGCGTGCTTACTCGCAAATGACTATTGGCTGTGCCGGACAGCATCTGGCGATCATATATCTTGCAATACTTGATCTCACGCTCCCAAAAGAACCTGAAAATATCTTCCGTGCTCCAATCATAAATAGGTTTGATGAAGCTGGTGTCTTTTGCGCCCCCTGCATCTCCAGCGATGTAGTTATACGCGTTCTTGGTGAGGTTACATGACCGGAACCGTAGCAAACTTTCTTGTGCTCGAATGCCGTTGAACATCCCGATCTTACCTGTCCATCCGAGCCGGATATTGATCAATGCCTGCATTTCCGTTTGGATCATGGGCTTCCCTTCCGGGTGCACATCGGTGATGGCGAAGTCTGGCTTCTGTCTTACCCAGTTATCCCGGCGCTCTTCATCCCACTGGATGTAACTGTGGTGTTTGCCGAGCAAAAAGAATTGGTTGATCATAGGCACCGCAAAGAAGTGTAGCGTCCACTTATCCGGCTCATCACGTAACTCAGTCACCTTATCGATGACCTCTCCCGGTATAAGCTCTTCGTCTCTGAATACGACATCCAGCGGGAAGTTCCAGCCCATCTCATCCATCACCTCACGCACAAGGTAAAGTACAACATGACTATCTTTGCCTCCAGAATAAGAGACAGCGCACCTGTCATAGCTTAGTAGACAATGGCGAATGCGCTTCTTAGCTTCAGTCAGCACGTCGCTATCTACGTAGTGAACGCGGGTGTCTGAAAAAATGTGTGGCCGATCCTGCGGTGGTATTTCGCGCTCGGTCTCTGTGCTAAGTGGTTGCCCCATCATTAATCTCCCTGCTGACCGTGCCACCGTCTTCTATGAACTTGGCGATGCGTGCGCTTATCGACGGTTCCGTTGGGTATTTGCCTCTTAGCACCCCTAATAACTCGACAAATCGTGTGTAATTAGTGTCGTTTGAAAACTGTAAATTGGTTCGATGGATCGTGGGAACGAAACCCGTCCACGCTGCCTTGTTCTGACCATGCGCGTCAAATCCCACTTCCGACGCCTCCCCGGTTGGTGTAGCATTATCGCCGTTGACGATGCCGGTGGAACCACCTGCTCGTGGCAAAAATAAAGCATCCTCCTCACTAAAGCCAAGAGACGTGTAATCGTCTCGCCCTACTCCAATGCGGTCAAACTCGTCAGATACAGCCGACAAGTCCATCGGTGTCATTTGCTGAATTTGATTGTGGGCAATGCCGTAACCCCTGCGCTTTGCCTCATCCAATTGAAGCACGATGACAGGCACCGTCTCTATGTTTAATTCTTCCGCTGCGGAAAGCCTACCATGGCCCTCCACGATCATGAATGCACCGTCTTCATCTGGGTGATCCACAACGCCAAGCGGGTCCAAAAACCCGAACCGCGTGATGGACGCCTTAATCTGTGCGAGGTTCACTTCGTTATGGCGTTTCACGTTATCAGGGTCAGGCAAGACAGTAGATGTAGCGACGTGCTGAATATCAAGCTGCTTCATGTTCGACCTCCTCATCCGCGATGCCTGCTTGATGATCGAGGGAAATCGTACCGGGCACCATCAAACAAAGCTGTTCCCATATCTCAGGGTGGTCTCGTTGGATCATTGCCATAAACACTTCGCCGCTGCCCATCGCTTTGTCCGCTCCGCGTTCATCTTCGTCGGCTAAGAACTGCTTGAACAATTCCTTTTGCTCTTTGTCTTCCCAGATGACCTCGTAACTCAGCGCACCGCTATCCGCAGCGCGACTTTCACCCTCTTCTTCTGGATCAGCTTCACCGAAATTCTGGAAAAGATTACCTACGATTGCGTCATTGAAACCCATGTCTTCATAAGAAATCCCATCCTCTCCCACCACGTCTTGCAAAGCGGAAAACAGGGCAGCAAAATCAAACTGACTAGTCAATGCAATTTTGTTGTGTGCGATGCGATAGAGATCGTACTGATCTTCAGTCAGGCCCTCTATAACCATAACTGGTACAGCTTCTATCCCTAAGTTCTGCGCTGCTTGATGACGCCCGTGGCCTTCAATGATAACCATACCCGTAGTAACAGCAATTGGATCGTTAAACCCGAAACGCTCGATGGAGCGCATTATAGCACTCACATCTTCATCATTGTGGTGCTTCGAGTTGGTGTCATACGGCAAGAGATCGCCTGTATTTTTCCGTTCTAATCGTAGTTTCATGGTCTGCTGCTTCCTATGCTGCTGACTTACTGTTCGCTACTTACTATCTCGAAGACCTTTTCATTGCAACCCGTTGCACCTGCAAAAGCGTATATTTTATGTCACGCTCTCTTGCGCTTTGGTGGGTTAATGAATCGAGAAGGTAGGATGCCCTTTGGCTTACTGACTTCAGGAAAGCCCCAAAAGAAACGGATAGGGTCTCGTAGATCACGCGACAGAAATAAGTCTCGGCTGATGCCTGCTTCTGTAGCGAACGCTTCCCAAAACTCTCCATCTTTAGGCAACCCTACCGGATAAACCTCATCATATGATCGATACATTTTGACAGGCGACATCACCAACATAGTCCACCAAGCACCGTGTTTGTAATTCCGTGCCACAAAGTCAAACCACGAACGCGGGTCCACAAAACGGGCATGAAGCAAGCGATGTGCTAGTTTGGACACGGGCAACCATTCTGTAGACTTTTCAATGGAATAGTCTTCTAGATGGGTGAACATATAACCAGCACCCTTCGGATCGTCAGGTCGAGTGTACCCCGTAATGGAGCACACTGTTGGGTTGTTACCTCGCTGGTAGCGCTCCACTCGTTGGGGTTGGTTCACCCCATTTCGCGCTTGGGGACTGAAGCCGTTGTACCAGCGGTCCTTACTCACCTTACGCCCTGCGGCGATGTAATCGTTAAGCCCCTGCATCTTCATTATGCGCGCTCCAAAATGACAGCGGCGTCTTCAGACTTCTTGGAGCGGAACGTCTCTTTCCAGAGCGGGCCGATAGCTTCGATCTCAATGTCTGTGTTATAAATCGGGTGTGCCAGCCGGTTCCTATACGGTCCGTAGAGACGGCCTTCGAGCACTATGTACTCAATACCTGCATCGGCGGCGGCTTTGCCAAAAGCATGTCCAGCAGGTAGCCAAATATCGCGACCTGTCTCCATGTGAACAGCGGCTTTGCCAAACGTAGTGGCAAAAAGCTCGGACAAAACACGACGACAAAGGAACGTATTGATCCCTTGGCTTACCCAGTCACGACACATAACCGCAAATTCTTCGGTACGTACATCGAGCTTAGCTGTTTGGAGAGTAACCCCATCTGTGCGGACAAATTGGTTATAGGCGTCCACCGCCTTCTGGTTCATTTCCAACCCAATGACAGGCCCCCACCCCATTTTCCGGGCACGGATCGATAACATCCCGTGACATGCGCCGAAATCGATAGCACCTCCGCGCTTGTCTTTAGGTACTTGCTCCATGGCAATACCCATTTGCTTATGGATGTTGGGGAGTTTTCCTTCATCCAGATATTTTTGGATGTGTTTGAAATGTCCGTAGATTGCGCCACCGTCTAATTTAGTGGGGTTCGGGTTTGTGTTTGCAGTTGTCATGAAAGTCCTTTCAGCCCTGAATTTCTATGAATTATAATACCGTACCTCTGATTTGTTGTCAACGATCTAGACTACGTTTCCGCGTACAATTCTCGGTCATTCGCTGTCTTTACTGTGTGGCAGGGTGGGCATCGAGTTGCCATGTTTTTCAGTGTCCATAGCTCATGCGGGTTACCTTGTTTTGGAGCCTCGGATAACGGGATAATGTGATCTAATTCCCACCGCCCTAAAGCTAACGGCTTCAACCCCGGTTTGCCATAATCAACCGGGTTCAATATCTCTTCTATAATGCGACGAACTTGATCACTAGATTGACCACCCGGTGAACAATCCATACCACAATCAGCGCAGATACCCCGATCCCTTACGAATACAAATCGACGGGCAACCTGCGGATTATTCATAATAGACCATTTAAGAGAGCACTCTGAATGCCAGAACGCTCCCTTATTGATCTTACCTTGCCGGTCGATGATACGATCACCACAAAACTTGCAGTGACCACGCTTTGGCTTGAGCATAAAGCGTGGCCGAGGCGGTATTCGGTGTCGCCCCTTCCTACGCATTACTTCTCCTCGTTGAACTCCACGGGGCAAGCACCGCCGTCGCAATCAATATGGACTTTGTTGATGTCCTCGCTGATGTCACCTGATTTTGAGATGGCTCGTGCAATACCCTCAAACTCCGCTTTAGATACTGATTGCTCAGGGAGATATTCGTATGCCCCCATATC